TACTTACATGATGGTCATTATCCTGATCCATGCGATCTGGATCACCTCGATCATCAAGCACGATGGCAAGTGCCACTACCACGACTGCGGTCACTGTCCGTATGACGGCTGGTGTCCGATGCAGGAAGGAGATACACATGGAGACAAGTAACGGCAGAACAATGGGTGCAGTGATCGTGCCGAGAACAAACGATGAGATCAACCACCCCGCGCACTATACCGCCGGCGGCATCGAGGTCATCGACTTTCTGGAATCGTGGAACTTCCCGTTCCATCTGGCGAACGTGATAAAATACATCTGCCGCGCAGGGCGGAAAGATAAGAGCAAGACCGTCGAGGATCTTCGCAAAGCGATCTGGTATATCAACCGCTACATTGAGTACCTCGGAAAGCAGGAGGGTAAATCATGACGCTGACTGAGAAATTCATCACCGATGCGATACAGCTTGACAGCGGTGCGGAGGTCATGTACGGCAGCGATCAGATCTATGACACCTGCCCCTGCCGCTTTCCGACTGTTGAGTTTCAGCTTACGGCAACGGATGCGCTTGTAGAGGTCGCTGACAGAATCCGCATGGAGAAGGGCTACCTTCCGATGCATCCGCGAGACGGCAGAACAGACGATGTTGACAATGACGGATGGTACGACTTCTATGTCGGCATCAGCAAGCTCCCCGGCGACCATCAGCATTGTCAGCTTGACAACAGCATCAGCTTTGTGGTGGTCAATTCGGATTCTGATGACAACGAGGATATGTACGCAATTGACCTGACGGAATCCGAAAAGGAATGTGTGTATGAAATACTGAACCGGCAGTGCCGGAGATATCACGGGAAGGACTGCGCCGCACTTCTGGCAGAGTCCGAAAAGGAGCTGATGGATACAGCATGAGAATTATCAAACGCAACGGCGCAGAAGTGCCGTATGATTGTGAAAAGATAAGAGCCGCGATTACGGCGGCAAATGATGAGATGGAATCCGATGCACAGATCACGGATACAGTTATCGGATTTATAACCGGGCGTGTCGAGCAGAGATGTGAATCCCTTGCAAGACCTGTCCATGTCGAAGAAGTCCAGGACATGGTACTCAATGAACTGGACAAGGCCGAAGCGTACAAACTTGCACGGCACTACAGCGAATACAGACTGCTACACGAACAGCAGCGCAGGATGAACACCACGGACGGCAAGATCCTGAGCCTGCTCGAACGCAACAACGAGGAAGCTAAACAGGAAAACGCCAACAAGAACCCGATCATCAACAGCACGCTCCGTGACTATATGGCGGGTGAAGTCAGCAGAGACATCTGCCGCCGGTTTCTGTTTCCGGAGGATGTGATTGCCGCCCACGACGACGGCATCATTCATGTGCATGACCTCGACTACATCGCAGAACCGATGCACAACTGCTGTCTGGTGAATCTGGAGGATATGCTTCAGAACGGTACGGTGGTATCCGGCACTATGATCGAGAAGCCGCACAGCTTTTCGACTGCCTGCAACATCGCAACGCAGATCATTGCACAGGTCGCATCGAACCAGTACGGCGGACAGACCGTGTCTTTGGCACATCTCGCGCCTTTCGTGGATGTCAGCCGAAAGAAGATTAGAGCCGAGGTGTTCGAGGATGTGAACTGCGACTGCGGTGCAAAGCTGTCCGAGGAAGAGCTGAATCACATCGTAGAAAAGCGTGTGCGCCGGGAAGTCAAGCGTGGCGTACAGACCATTCAGTACCAGATCAATACACTGCTTACCACCAATGGGCAGACGCCGTTCGTGACGGTGTTTATGTATCTGGATGAAGTGCCGGTGGGACAGACCAGAGATGACCTTGCCCTCATCATTGAGGAAACACTGCTTCAGCGTATTGAGGGTGTCAAGAACGAAAAGGGTGTCTGGATCACGCCGGCATTCCCGAAGCTGATTTACGTTCTCGATGAGGACAATATTCAGCCCGGAACAAAATATTACTACCTGACAGAGCTTGCCGCCAAGTGTACCGCAAAGCGCATGGTTCCCGACTATATCTCCACAAAGGTGATGAAACAGCTGAAGGGTGATGTGTATGCCTGCATGGGCTGCCGTTCCTTCCTGACACCGAGCGAAGAGCATAAATACTATGGCAGATTCAATCAGGGCGTTGTGACGATCAATCTGGTGGATGTGGCGTGTTCTTCCGATGGTGATGAGGAGAGGTTCTGGCAGCTTCTGAATGAACGCTGCGAACTGTGTCATAAGGCACTGATGTGCAGACATGAACGACTCAAAGGTACGCCGTCCGATGTTGCACCGATCCTCTGGCAGAACGGTGCGCTGGCAAGGCTGAAAGACGGCGAGGTCATTGACGATTTGCTGTACAACAACTACAGCACCATTTCTCTCGGCTATGCCGGCATCGCAGAGATGACATACCGCATGACAGGATGTTCGCATACAGAGCCGGACGGAAAAGCCTTTGCACTGAAGGTCATGCGATTCCTGAACGACAAGTGCAGCAAATGGAAATCCGAGACGAATATCAGCTTCTCGCTGTACGGCACGCCGATGGAGAGCGTCACCTACAAATTCGCTCAGTGCCTTCAGCGCAGGCACGGCATCATTCCTCATGTGACCGATAAGAGCTACATCACAAATTCTTATCATGTCCATGTGACTGAGCAGATTGACGCATTTTCAAAGCTGACCTTTGAAGCAGAGTTTCAGGCACTTTCTCCGGGCGGTGCGATCAGCTATGTTGAGGTACCGAACCTTCAGAACAACATCCCTGCGGTGCTGGCGCTGATGCGGCATATCTACGAAACGATCCTGTATGCCGAGCTGAACACGAAATCCGATTACTGTCAGGCCTGCGGTTTTGACGGAGAGATACAGATCACTGAGGAGGACGGCAAGCTGATCTGGGAGTGCCCGAACTGCGGCAATCGAGATCAGCGGACACTGAATGTCTGCCGCCGCACCTGCGGTTACCTCGGAACGCAGTTCTGGAATCAGGGGCGCACCGCTGAGATCAAGGATCGGGTGATGCACCTGTGAACTACTGCGGTCTGAATAAAAACGACATTGCCAACGGTGAAGGTGTGCGTGTGTCGCTGTTCGTCAGTGGCTGCCGGAATCACTGCAAAGACTGCCACAACCCGGAGACATGGGATTTCAGCTATGGACAGCCATTCACCAAAGAAACAGAAGATGAGATCATCGAAGCCCTGCGTCCTTCTTGGATACAGGGTATTTCCATACTTGGTGGCGAACCCTGCGAGGAGGAAAATGAAACGGCACTGCTGCCTCTGCTGAAAAAGATCTGGTGGGAGATACCGGAAAAAGATATCTGGCTGTACAGCGGATACACTTACGAGCAGTTGCAGGGCAGATCGATACTTCGGTATGTGGATGTACTGGTTGACGGGCCGTTCCTGATCGACCAGAAGGATATCTCCCTTGCATTCCGAGGCAGTCGGAATCAACAGATTCTTCGATTGAGAAATGGGGTGCGTGTATGAGAGCCAGACCGAAACCGCCGGGAGATGCTGTCCGCTGCGATGCCTGCGGCTGTGCCTTTGTGCCGGAGTCGAAAACGCAGCGTGAGGGCGAGATCGAATACAGCTTCTTCAACTGTGACTACTGCGGCAAAGCGTATATCGTGTCTGTGACCGATGCCGCACTCCGCCGGAGTATCCGCAAGTACCGGACGCTTGCCGAAAAGCTGAAGGGCAAGCCGCTGAGTGAAGAAACGCTCCGTGAAGTCACGGCGCTGAAAGACGCGAACACAAAAAGAGCCGCAGAGCTGCGGCAGATGTATATTCGGGAGGGATGAGATGAAAACAGCAGAACTTCGCATGATCCCTGTCTCGGAGCTGAAGCCTGCGGAATACAATCCGCGAAAAAAACTGAAGCCCGGTGACAAGGAATACGAGAAGATCAAAAACAGCATCGAGGAATTCGGCTTTGCCGATCCGCTCGTTGTCAATGCCGACATGACGATCATCGGCGGACACCAAAGACTGACCGTAGCGATGGCGCTCGGCTACACGGAAGTTCCGTGTGCTGTAGTGGACATCGACAAAGTCCGTGAGAAGGCACTGAACATTGCGCTCAACA